AGGGGAAGAAGTCATAGCAAAATATCTTAGCAGGACCGACACACGATACATCAGTATTGAGAAGGCACTTGTATTGATGCAAGGACCTCAAGGACTGGCATTTGGTACATTTTTCTCCACTGCTAGACAGGACGAGCCTTTCAACATAGCAATTGACAAGTTGACTTCAATAGCACACATCAATGACAAGATAGCGGATGAGTACAACAGAGTCTTCAGCAAGATTGAAGTTCCTTCAAAACCCAAGATTATCACGTAATGGCACATTTCGATAAACACTCAACAAGCATCAAGGCATTGGTCGACGTTTCGGAAGCCATGCTGAATGCAATGGAACAGCACGGCATAGATCCAGAAACTGTTGCGAACAGAAATGAATTCACTGTAATGATACATTTTTTGAAAAGTATAATAGACGGTGAGTTAAATATACCAAACGAACTGACTGACCGCATCAGAGACACAGCGTTTCAGTTGGATCTAGATCAGAAGATAGACAAAAAGTTAAACTGATGATCGAGAGGACTCAAGACTTTCACCCCTCTATAAACACTCTGCAAGTCATCAAAACTAGGAGAAAAGATGACTTACTACTCAACTAAAACATACGGACACAACATAGGACTTTCTGCGGTATTCAGACAACCCAACGCAGATCACTCGCACTGCCATTTACTGCACGGATACAGCCTGGCATTCAGATTCACATTTGGTTGCAAGGATCTGGACGACAAGAACTGGGCAGTGGACTTCGGAGGCCTCAAGCCTCTCAAGGCATGGCTTGAAGATCACTTCGACCACAAACTCGCACTAGACAAAAACGATCCACACATGGAGAAATTCAAAGAGTTGGAACAACTTGATCTGGCCGAGATAAGAATATTCGATGGTGTTGGTGCTGAGATGTTTGCCAAACACGCATTTGAATTCGCTGATAAACTAATCAGAGAAAAGACTGATGGAAGATGTTTCGTGGACAGTGTGGAATGTATGGAACACGGAGCCAACAGTGCCATCTACCGAAAAGAATAACTTTATACATGATATGGTGAGGGTAGGTCTTGTAGACAAGGCCTACTACTTCCAAATTTATGATACACCATTAGGACACAGGTGGCTAGAGGCACTCAAGGACAATCTGAAACAGAAGAGAATACTAGAAAAAAACTTTTGTTTTTTAGGTTTTGCAGATTCTAAAAGAAACTTGTCACATCTAGTAAATGAACTCAACAAAAGTGTGAATCAAATAAATTCATTTGACTTTGATCCCCCTTACGAGAAAATACATCCATTCAGGACCGACGACTTCCAATACAGTGCGAACCTTCCTATAGGCCGTGACATTGACGGATACTTTCCTGGGTTGAAGTTGAAACATGAAGCATGTAACCTGTTGCACAGGTACTTCGAAGAACTGCAAGGCACAGCATGGCAAACATCTAATTTTTACAAACAGGCTGACGCAAACACCAAGTACGCGATAAGACAGTTGAATAACATATGTCACGAAATAGAAAGTTGGGTACTTTCATATAGAAAAAGCAAGGTTGACCCAGAATGGATGAGGCCATCCCAGATAACAACATTCTTAAACGCACCTAGGTACGATTTACACGAAGAAGATTTTGAATTATTCAAACAAAACAGATACGACAGAGAACTAGGCGGTGTCTATTTGCATTGGTCCCAGGTAGGGAAAACATTGTATGAAGTTTTCAGAGACGAAGGTGCTCCAAAAATGACAGAAGCACTGTGTTCTGAAATCAATCATCAAAAATACTATTCCGGAGAGTTCGATGTGGAATGGGGACAAACAATAACCGAACAACAAGATTTCAAGAAAAAAGAAATGAACGAGTACAGGGCATGGCTCAGAGACAATGGCTATAATTGGGAAGACCCAAAACTGTCATTGGGATATATCAAAATAGGTCAAGTGGATCTTCAAAGGACTTTTGGCACTGATGCATCGATACATGATGTACATAAACTAATGAGTGATAATTTGAATATAACAAGTATAAGAACAATATTCGGTCCAACAATAGAAACAGATTATCCATACAGCCTCGATGCCGAGGACTGGAAAGAAATGCAAATAGAAGGATTGAGAAAAGGATATGAATCACGTAGTATGCGTTAAGTGGGGCAGTAAGTACCCTTCCAAGTACGCCAATGTGCTCAACAACATGGTGAAGAGGCACACCACTGTGCCGTACCAGTTCCATTGCCTCACAGATGATCCAAACGGATTAGACGCAGGGATCAACGTGATAAAGTTGCCCAACGATCCATGGATAAAGTCATGGTGGAGCAAGTTATGGATGTTCGCACCAGAGATGCCTTTGCAGGGGAACATCTTGTTCTTTGATCTTGATGTAGTGATATTCGACAACATAGATCCACTCTTCTCACACACCGGCAAGTTCAACATAATCAGAGACTTCAACAGGTGTAGGATCAAGGACTGGAAACTTTCAAACTCCAGTTGTATGCGTTGGCAGTCAGGCACAATGAATTATCTATGGAATGAGTTCAAGGACAGGTCCGCACAGATTATGCAACAGAATCACGGTGACCAGGATTGGATAACAAAAAGAGCAAAGGACGACATCACTTGGTTTCCAGACGAATGGATAAGATCATACAAATGGGAAATGATCGGACTAAAGGACACAAAGTTATTGACCAAGGAAGGCAAGAAATGGTTCAGAGAACCTGTGAAGATCAAGCCAGGAAACAGGGTGGCTGTTTTCCATGGATCACCTAATCCAATGGAATGTGCTGACAAGTTCGTGGAGGACAACTGGCAGTGAGTTACGGAAAAGTCAAAGTAAAAAGAAATAACCCAAGGTTAGACGAGATACCAGAAGATTGCGGATACGAGCAACAATTTGAATTCAACATAGACCTCAATTCCAACGGTGTCATGGGTGAGTGTATAGACTGGTGCCAGGAACACTGTGAAGGCAAATGGGGTTGGTGGTTTGAACAGAACGATTTATACGATCCGATGCGTCATAACTGGGAAGAACAAAACGCATACATGAGTTTTGAGAGGAAACGTGATGCGACTAGATTTTGGATGTCAGTGGGAATACAAAACAGTGGCAGAAAAGAGAGATAATTAATAGTATGAAATGGTTTGAAATCACAGAAGAAGCAAAGAATCAAATGGAAAAGTTGTTGGCCAAACAGCCAGACAAGTATGCTGTCAGCCTCATGGTTGAAGGTGGTGGCTGTGCAGGATTCAAGTACAAGTGGGGATTCATAGACAACAAAGAAGATGTGGGTGCTGATGATCACACAGAAGACTGGCACACAGGCAAATTTGTCGTGGATGACGCAAGTATGCTGTATGTCGCAGGTACCAAGATAGACTGGAAAGAAGAAGTGTTTGGTTCTCAGTTTGAGATATCTAATCCTAACGCATCCAGCGGTTGTGGTTGTGGAGAATCGTTTGGGGTGTAATGGACACTGCTTTCATAATAGGTAACGGTGAATCAAGAAACATATTTCCAATAGAAAATCTAAAAGGCCAAGGCGTGATATACGGATGCAACGCAATCTATCGGGATCATCCCAAGTTGTGTGATCACATAGTGGCAGTGAACCCTCCCATGTACGAAGAACTGGCCAAGTGGCACAACAATGGCAAGGAGTCTCCGAGAATACATGGTCTAGATGACATAAGCAAATGGAACTACATCTGTGAAGGGGATCACGAACATGACATACCTGACGGACTCAAGATTTACAGGGTATGGCGTGGTGGTGATATCAAGAAGGGAGGCAAAATCAAAACCAACGACTTCTCCAAGGCACGAGGTTCCGGCTGTAGTGCAGTACTGTTGGCCGCTGAGTCAGGCATCAAGAACATAGTGATAATGGCGTTTGACATAATGGGTGCCCAGCAATGGGAGATGGAAACTCCCAGCAGGATACAGAACAACATCTACAAGGACACTATAAATTATCCAGGACGTGAGAGCATGAAGGCCTATCTGAAATACGAATGGATGTATCAACTTAGACAGACCTTCAGGAAGTTTCCCAAAACAAATTTTTACTTTATTAATCGAAAGGAATATCTCGAAGGCAATCCGTTCCTAAGATGGTACTTCGATCAACCAAATATAAAGTCAGGCATATACGCTGACCTGCAGAGATGGATCACGGGATCACGTGACGACATCCAATGGAAACAGTTATAGGGTCTTGGTACTGCTGGCGTCCAACTGATACACCTTACGCATCTTTACACCCACGCTTTGAGCGAATTTTTTGGAATCACATTTGTTACACACGTGTTTGTAGTCATTTGAAGCACGATCTGGATCAACCTTTGACTTTGGTCTCATGAATGTCTCAGAACAGGCATCACATTTGAACACATAGATCAGGTTCTTCCTGTGGTAGTTGTGCATGGTACCCAGTTTGCTCTCCCTCTTGTACAACTTCATCGTCTTTAGGGTTTCTATGAACATATTACTATTTAATAAATACGAATAACACATTATGGCAAGATTAACGATAGACACAGGAACAGCAGGAAATCCAGCAACGGGAGATACCCTTCGTACCGCTATGAACAAGGTCAACAGCAATTTTGCTGAGTTGGCCGGTGACTTACAGATGTCAGGCAACACTTTATTGAGTGCTGACACAAACGGAAACATAATTTTAGATCCAAACGGTACGGGCCAGGTACAGATAGAAGCAGACAGACTTGTTATCAAGACCACAAAAACCGCGACCGCTGTAGGAAACACAGGTGACGTGGCAGGTTCAATCAGTTGGGACGCAACCAACCTATATGTATGCACTGCGAACTATGATGGTTCAACAGTGATATGGAAAAAGATCACACTAGCGAGTATCTAACATGGCCCAGGAAGTAATCAACATCGGAGTACAGGCTGATGATGGAACAGGTGACACTATCAGGGGAGCCGGCATCAAGATCAACAGCAACTTCACGGAGTTGTACGCAACATCATTTGCCCAAACATCAATAGGATTTGTTGAAAACGAGATCAGTGCAACACAATCCAACGCGGACCTAGTACTAAAACCATCCGGTACCGGTGCAATACTTTTTCCTGGAATAAGATTTAACAACAACAACATCGAAACTGTCAACGCCAACGATAACCTGATATTGAGGGCAAACGGAACAGGGTCCGTGGTCATAGACGGCCTTGGTTTTTCAGGAACCAGCATTCACGCAACAGATTCGTCAATCGTGAACATCAACGAGAACCTAATCGTGGGTGGCACCTTGAGTGCAGGAGCAACAACATTCGCTGGAACAGTTCAAACAGGCTCCACTTTAGATGTGGCTGGACTGGCCACTCTGTCTACCTTGACAGTTTCCGGTGCTTCGTCCTTTGTGGGCACAACCACTGTGGACAACCTCACTTTCGATGACAACATAATCAGTTCAAGTTCAAACGCAGACATAAACCTGACCCCGGGTGGAACAGGTGTTGTGAATGTTAGTAATTTGACAATAGATTCAAGCATTAATCTCACAGACAATGTGATGAAGGTCACTAGGTCCAATGACGATTTTAAATTATCTGCCAACGGCACGGGTTCTGTGCAAATTTCCAAAGTGGACATGAACGAGGGCACAGTTGACAACACTGTGATAGGTGCAACAACCCCAGCGGCGGCCACTTTCTCAACAGTCTCCATCACTGTTCCATCAGTGAACGCAGACAAGGTCAACATAACAGACAACAAAATCAAGGCCACGGATACGGATGCAAACCTGGCTATCAGTGCGAATGGTTCAGGCAACGTCCTGATAAATGGTTTCACATTTCCAAATACAGTATCGGCCGGACAACTGATCAAGACCAATGGGAGCAAAGTCTTATCGACTGTGGTTTTCCCGTTTGTGGTAACAGACACTGATGTGTCGGACGGCACTGATACGATCACTGGAAACAGCGTGTCACAGACATTTGACACATTCGCTCACGCAACCTATAGGAGTGCCAAATACACGATACAGATCTCGGACGCAACTGCAAATAGGTTCGCTGTTGTGGATGCCAGCGTCACACACGACGGCACAAACGCCTATATCAGCACAGTAGGTGGAGCAGACAACGGCACAGGAGACGGATCAACAGTGTATGATCCGCTAGAATTCACAGCCGTAATTAGTGGTAGTGATGTTAGGGTGCGAGCAAAAGTAAATAACACTAACAGTCACGTATTAAAATTCGTGAGGAGGATAATAAAAGTATAGTATGGCACAACAAACTTTAAACGTAGGATCAAACGCAAACGACGGAACAGGCGACACTCTGAGATCCGCAATGACCAAAGTGAACACCATGTTCACAGAACTTTACCTGTCACCTCTTTCAGGTGGAGATCTAAGTTTCAGTGGCAATGAAATATCAGCAACAAGGTCCAATGAAGATCTAGTTTTCAAACCTTCTGGCACAGGTGCAATATCCTTCCCGGCGATCCGGATCAACGATAACGCCATCGAAGGCACAAGATCAAATGAAAATATCAACCTACTTCCCAATGGCACAGGATCTGTTATATTTGGAGCACTCAAAATCAACGGTACAAGTTTGAGTTCGGATGACTCGAGCATTATCAACATCAACGATGGTTTGATAGTAGATGGAACAATGAACGTTTCTGGGGCGGCAACACTTTCAGGAGCAGTAAACCTAAGTTCCACTTTGGCAGTGCCCTCAGCATTGACAACACTATCTACGTTGAACGTAACAGGGGCAACAAGTTTGGTCGGGACAACAACAATAGACAACTTGACATTCAACGATAACACTATAGGATCCAGTTCCAACGCAGACATCAATCTTACTCCGGGCGGTACAGGCAGTGTCGTGATAGCGAACTTGACTGTTGATTCTAACATCAACATCACAGACAACGAAATAAAGACCACGCAGTCAAATTCAGATCTTATTATTTCACCTGCAGGAACAGGACAGATTGTTATCGCAAAGGCAGACATCAACAGTGGAACGATAGACAACACAGTGATTGGTGCTACAACACCAGCGGCTGGTACATTCACAACATTGAACACCACAGCAGGACTTACAATCGACGGAGTCACCATAGACGACAACACTATTTCAACAAATGCATCAAACGCCAACCTTGAACTGACAGGTAACGGCACAGGAACAGTCACAATAAGTGGATTTGGTTTCCCAACGTCTGATGGGACAAGCAACCAAGTATTAAAGACGGACGGTGCAGGAAATCTAGGATTTGTGACACTGTCATCACCATCCACGCTGAACCATTCAGAGATAGGTGACAACACTGCAACAGTGGCGACATCGGCCACATCA